GACCCGGTCGGGCCGTAGGAGAAACATGGCCGAGACCTGGTCGTTCCGGCCACGTTCCTTGATGACGTAGGCGTTGCCCGCGACCATCAAGAACGTCACCAATCTCTCGATGAACGAATACCAGTCGCTGTACGGGTTCGGCTTGGTGGTCAGGTCGTAGAGCAGGCCGGTCTCGACCTCGACGGAGCCGCCTTCAATCGATGGAGCCTGGACGTAGTATCGGGGCGTTGCAGCGGAGGTCGCTAGCTCGCGGATGCAGGCGTGGACGATCTCGTTCTTGCCGTAACCCTCGGAGGCGAAGTTAGCATAATTGACGTCCGGGTATGACGCCTGCCCGACGTCGAGGTTGAGCGGGACGGTGGTCGAGAGTTCCTGTTGCTTGCGGAACAGCGTATCCCAAAACGCCAATAGTGACCTCCACCGGCGTTCGGGCTTGCGCCTCGGACACTGCGCCGGATCGGGCCACTGTCAGGGAAGATACCACGACCAGCAACGCCGCGTCAATCAGCCTCGTTGCGAACCTTGCACCGGGAGCAGACGATCACCGTGCCGGGAGCGGCCTTCTCCGCGAGGAGCTTCCCGCAGCCCTGGCACCTGAGTTCCTTGCACTCCCTTACCATACCCCGACTCCCGGTGCGCCTGTCCGACCATATACCGCCAGGGCCAGGGCCATCACAGAGTCGTCGTGCATCCCAGCCGGTGCCGAGTACCTGACGCCCGTCCTGGTGTACTCGTAAGCGAAGACGTCCAACTCGGAGACGATCACCCCCTGCGGATACCGTACCTCTCCGGTTTGGATCGCCATCGCCAGACCCTCCATCAACTTCTGCTTCGATGACGAGGAGAAGTGATAGCCCTCGACGTTCGGCAGTTCCCGTTGGAGCCGCTCGACGATAGGATCACCGACCCCAGTAGAGTCCACGATGGCGGGCGTCGTGCCGATCTCCTGGGCCAGCCGTCGCACGGTCTCCTCCCACGGCCACTGATAGCGGTCGAACCGGCAGACGGCCCCGGTATCGTCGAGGCCGACCGCGACCGTCCAGTCCACAGACTTCGCCAGGTCTACCCCGTAGACGACCGCAGGCTCGCCGGAGATGTCCCCGATGCAGGCCCGGATCGCCTCCTGCCCGAACGGGTTCCCGCCGTCGTCGGACGGTTCGGCATAGTAAAGCTCGCGGAATACGTTCTCCGGTAGTTGCCGCTGGGCCTGGTCGATCTCCTCCGAGGCTATAATCCCCGCGTCGATGGCGTCCGTGGCCGTGAGCTTGGCATAGGCCCACCCCGGCTCCCCTCCCTCGGCCCGACGCGCCAGGGCATACGCCCAGTTCCGACGGCCCTTGACGTTGCCGATGATCCTGACGGGGCCACGAGTCGCGGTCAGGGTCGAGCGGATCGCGTGCCATGCCTCCTCCCGCATCCGCGTCGCCTCGTCCAGCACGGCGGCATAGACGTCCTCGCCATAGAGGTTGTCGGGCTTCTCGGCAGAGCGGAAGGAGATGATCGCCCCGTTGACCAGGGTGATCGTTAGCTCGGATTCGTTGGCGGTGTACAGGGTCTCCGGCAGGCCGCGCTTGAGCCGCCGGTAAGCGACCTTCGCCTGGGGATAGACGGGGCTGATCCACCAGAACGCCTGACCCCGCAGCCCGCCCATCGCCCGCTCCAGTATCCACGCGATACAGGCGACCGTCTTGCCGCACTTCGTCGACCCCTCGATGATCCCGTAGCGGTCAGGGCTGAATATCGCCGCCTGCTGCTTCGGGTAAAGACTGGGTCTCCGGTATATCACCGTCGGGGCCGTGACCGTTGAGGTAGTTGCCACTTGCTGCCTCTATGCTGAATGTGACCTCGCCCTGGGTCAGGTGGATCGCCCGCTGGTCGATGGTGATCAGCGGCTCCTTCGGTATCACGCCGTTGATCTCGCTGATCCGGTGCATGATCGACATGACCATCTTGGTCGCAGTCTCGTCAGCGTTGAGAGCCTGGGGCCACCACCGGGCCAGGAGGGTCGTGTACCGCTCCATCTGGAGGGCGCGCATCTGGTCGGCCATGCCGCTGTACTTCTCGGCGAGATCGTTCAGGACGCGCTTGATGTCCCGGTGAACCTGGGACTTGTCCACGCCCAGGGTCTCGCCGATCTGTTTCTCGGTCGCGCCGCCCTTGTAAAGCTCCAGCATTTGATACCGGCGAAGCTCCCACTCGGCCCGCTTCTGAGGCGTCGGATAGAGTCCCGGCTGCTTGCGCTTGGGCATTAGGCCTCCTCCTGCAAAGTCATGAGATGCCGCCCAATAGCTCGAGCCATCGGAGGGCATACGCTATTGCCCAGGAACTTGTATTCCTTCTCCCGTATATCGAACCACTCTGGGAACCCCTGGAGAACCTTGGACTCCTCGATGGTCAGGTATCGAACGGACTCCCCGTCTGTTATTAGAGTGATCCTGGGCGGCCTTATTGCGGATAATGTGTCGCTCGGTTTATTAGTCGACTGCCATTCCTCCGACCGTGCCGCATTGCGGTTTGGCCCATAAGCATCTTCAATGCCTGTAATCTTCAACGGCCCTCCTGCTACCAAAGTGGGGGCCGCGCTAGTAAATGGTGTTGGAGGTATGGTGCAGCATGTGCAAGCTGCAAACGCGGGAGGTATAAGCGTATGAGTCCTAGACATATTCAACGCCTGTCCTGCGGAGACCGGGACTGTGACGGTCGGCTCTGGATGTCCCGGCATTGCTGCCAAGTCCTGACGCACTCCGACCCAGATCAGACGGCGGCGGTCTTGCGGGACGCCATACCACGAGGCGTTCAGTTCTCGACAGGAGACCTTGTATCCGGCATCCTTCAATGCCCTGGTCATCTCAGCGAATATCAACTTCATCTTGCCCTTACGCAGACCGCTGACGTTCTCCATGACCAGCATCCTCGGCTTGAACACCTCGACCATTCGCACGTACTCCTCAAACAGTCGGTTCCGGGTGTCTGCGAACTTCCTTTTCCCAGCCGTCGAGAAGCCCTGGCAAGGCGGCGACCCGTCCAGAACGTCCAGTTCTCCTGGCTCCAGGGCCGTGACCCTCAAGGCTTCCTCCGCTGTCAGGTCAGCGATATCGCCCTCGTATATGTTCGTCTCAGGGAAGTTCCGGCAATAGACATCAGCCGCGCCCGTGTCCCATTCCACCGCCAGCCGGACATCGTACCCGGCCTGCTTATATCCCAGAGACGAGCCACCGCAGCCAGCGAACAAACTGACGACCGTGGGATCAGGCTTGCTTGTGATGCTCATGGCCGCATGTCTCGCACTCGCATAGGGTTACCCCGTCGGCTATCTGCTCGTCTAACTCTGGCCCCAGGCTCGGCGGCTCGGAGATGGTCAGCGGCTCATACCCGTTCGCCAGGGTCTGGAGGAGGGCGTTCACCGTGTCGTTGTCCGACGTCACCGTTGCCAGCAACTCCGATAGCCGCTCCTCGTCCCTGCCAGCCATCGCCGCCAGCGGGTCGAGGGTCGCCAGCATCAGGTCGGCCTCGGCCTCGTTGATGTCCAGCACCAGCACCGGGACGTCCGCGTCCGGCGTCGTCTCGGCCCGCAGATGCCCGTCCACCAGCATCAGCCCCTCCGGCGTCTCGCGGGCCAGGAGGGCGTCAGCATAGCCCACCTCGGCCAGTACACCTCTCAGGGCGTCCTGCTGCGCTACAGGATGCACCCTCCAGTTCTTGGGGTTCGGTATAAGCTCCGACGCCGGGACGCGCCTCAGTTCCTTGATCCGGTCTCTGATCTGCATGGTTGCGCCTCCTATTCGCTGACTGGCGTGACCGTGATCGCCACGCGGTTCTCGGCCATCGTCTTGACCTTGACATGGCCCAGGCTATATCCGGTGATATGCCCTGGATCATCGTCCTCTAGCACCCCGCAGTCTACCAGGCCGTCGATGGTCGGTGCGACGATACATGCCAAACCGTCGAAGTCCAGGGGTCTCCGGGCATAGTATTGGACGACCTGGACGGTCGCCTTCTCCGGTGTCTCCCAGCCGACCGGCATCTCGGCGAGGCCGAGCATGTAGGCATCCTCTCGGGCCTGTTTCATCAGGGCCTGGGACACCCTCCAGTTGCTCTTTCTCAGGCCGTTCTTGGACAGCCTTGAGTCCGGGATGATTTCAATCGTCAGAGAATCCATAACAGTCCTCCTAAGATCTTGACACCCGTGAGACCTAAAAAGTCGAGCGGGTGTCAGTCTAAGTCTAAAGTCTCTTGATCTTAGTCTCTTAGTCTTAGTCTCTTAGCCCCTCGTCTTTATGGACTCGGGGCTAAGTCTTAGTC